TCAAACAGAGCCAGATTTTTAGTGCAACAAGAAATGAATAAAAATATAAATGCAGCACAAATATTAGGTGTAAATAAATCTGCATTAAAAACTGAATTTAAAGATAGACAGTTGAGTGATGCAACTTTTAATAGTTTAGAAAGAGGTAGATTTGAACCATACTTTCCATCAGAAGATATACAACAAAGATTTAGAGAGATTGCTAGAAATCTTGGTGATCCAAATATATTTACAGAGGTGAGACCAACACTAAGATTAATGTTACAAGAGTTTAGACGTTTACCTTTAACGAGTGTTTTTGATTCTGATGTAAATGACTTTTTATTTGAAGAAGAACCATTAATACCTTTACCAACTACACCGCAACCCATTGTAAATACGCAAGCAAATGCACGACAAATTAATCCAACAACTAACTTGACACGTACAGAGCAAGCTTTATTATCGCCGGAAGAACAAGTTATTCGAGAGAGGTTAAGGAGAACATAATGCCAAACGGAGATAAAATTAGACCTAAAAATACAAGAGAACATCTGCTTTCTATATATGGATATATTACAGGCTTAAGAAAAGACGTTAAACATATGCATGAAGGTGTTCACGATTTGGGCGGTAAGATAGACAAGATCTATTGGGTGTTATTGGGTACTGTAGGGGCAGTATCACTTCTGTTGCTAGAAAAGGTATTGGACAAAGGTTGGTTTTAACATGAACCTTTCACGTAATTTCACTCTCTCAGAGCTTACCAAAAGCGACACTGCCATACGTAAAGGTATCAACAACAACCCTAACGCAGAGCAAATAGAAAAATTAAAAGCGTTATGTGAAAATATTCTTCAACCGGTACGTGATCACTTCGGCAGGGTAAAGGTGACCAGCGGGTTCCGTAGCGTAGAGCTGTGCCTGGCCATAGGATCGAGTCAGAACAGCCAACATGCAAAAGC